TCTCGGTGGGCTTCGTTTCGGTCAAACCTATTTTCTAGCAGGTGCATCCGGTCACGGTAAATCATTCTTTACCAACATGTTGCACACTGACTTTACATCTAATTATCTAGGTAATCAAGATGTGAAGGTTCTACATTTTTCTTTCGAGATGCATGCAAAGGACGAGATGATTCGTAAAATGAGTCAGCTTGGTAAAGTAGACTATCGCAAATTAGTTTCATCCGACAACCCTTTGACAGAACAAGAACTTGAAGAGCTCAGAAATGAGTACTCCAAGATGAAAAATGAAAACGTTTATTATGTAGAGACCCCCTCTAATAGAGATAGAATCTATGCAACTATCAATGATTTTTGCAAGGAGTTTAAAGACTCTAAGATTGTTATCTCATTAGATCACACCTTGTTAGTTACCCCTAACCCCGGTGAAAACGAAATACAATCTCTTGCTGAGTTGGGTAAAATGTTTATCCAGGTAAGAAAAGAATTTCAGACATGTAACATTCTTATTGGTCAGATGAATGACAAGATGGAGAGTAAGGAGCGGAGAGATCCAACCAACCCTGCACTGCATTATCCAACCAAGACAGATATACATGGTTCAAAACAAATCTATCACGCAGCTGACGTAGTTATGGTATTACATCAGCCGATATTATTAAACATAGAGCACTATGGTAAGAAGAGATTTCCTACTACTGATCTTGTTGCCCTACACTGTTTGAAGAACAGAACAGGTACAGCAGGTCTAGTGCGTCTTAAGAATAATCTATCACATGGTAGATTTGACGATTACAGTTCAACTTTATTTTAAATTAATTATATGGAATTACCAACAATGTTGTCTAAACTCGAAGGGTGTCTAATTATAGATACAGAACGAGGTAGTAAGTATATCGATGCCTTAAAGGTAGAGGTAGGATCAACATCAGACTTAAAACAACTAGTAGGTGCGCTTAAAGCAGAGCCTAATAGATATAAATATATTGCGCTAGACACAATTGACAACGTAGTCTCATGGATAGAGAAAGACATTGCAAGAGAGAACAACTTGGATTCTTTTGCAAAGCTTCCTTTCGGTGACGGTTACAATCAAGTGCGTACAAGAGTTATTGGTTTAATTGACGCCCTATTAACTTGTAGCGATCATATCATTCTTGTAGGACACAGAAAGAAGACAATCATCGGAACGGACTCAGTAGAAGTTAACGTAAGCAGTTTAGATCTTTCAGGTAAACTAAAGAATTATATCATGGCTAAGTCAGATGCAATTGGTTTTGTATATAGAAACGAAGAGAATGTGTTAAGCATTTCTTTTGAAGCTTCCGACGAGATAGAAGCAGGTACACGTTTACCTCATTTAGCAGGTAAGATACTACCCTTCGATTGGAAGAATATATATAAAACAAGTATAAAATAACAGAAGATTCTGCTGTTTATTTTGTATATTAGTAGTTAATTAACAGTAAAACAAATTTTAATTTTAAAAAGCAATTATGTATCAATTACAAGAAACACAAACAAGTGCTCCTAGTTACAAACTAATGAGCCCGGGTATCAACGAGAACGTTCAACTAGTAGATGTCACTTTTGACACTCTTAGACAAGACGGAACTGGTGGTAACGTTGTTAGATTCTACTTCCAAGATGAAGAAGGAGCTAAATTTACACATACACAAATGGAAGTTACAAGTTTAGAAAGACTACAAGAGTCTTCTAAGAATGCAGCTGCAGCAGGAAGAAGCTGGTCTTCTACACCTGAGCAGTTACATGCTGACTTGATCAGAAATACAGGTGAGGTATTACACCACATCTTATCTGCATTTATTCCTAAAGAACGTGTAGCAATTAGTGGTGCAACATGGAATGAGCTTGGTAAAAACCTTATTGAGTTAATTGGTAGCTCTTATGAAGGGCACAAGTTTAAAATCAAGTGTGTATATGACAAGCAAGGTAAGTATTTACAGTTTCCTTCTCGTCCTGTGCAACCATTCTGTTTACCACAAGACTCTGCACAACAACTAGTTGTAGGATACAGAGACAACATTACTCCTGCTCAACCAACTAACGAAGCAGAAATCAGTTCAAATACTAGTACTTCTACTGCAGGAGATACTTGGTAATTCATTCATTCAGACAGTATAAAGGGAGGCTTCGTGCCTCCTTTTTTGTCTACAAACTACAGTAAATGTATAATTTAAACCCAGTAATAACTAAAGAGTATATTCTAGCGAGGCTAGATCAAGCTCAAATATTAGAATATTATTTAGGGATTAAAGTTGACGTCAATGCAAAAGTAAAATCCCCATTACGTAGAGATAATAATCCTTCTTGCTCATTTAAAATGATCAATGGGACTATTTATTTCAAAGATTGGGCGCAAGGGTTCTCAGGCGATTGGATTAAGATCATACAATATAAGTATGGTGTTACCTACGCTAAAGCTCTTGAGAAATGTGCTGTAGACTTTGGTCTAACAAACGGCAGTGTCAACGAAACAGTTGTTAAACGAGAATACGAACCAGCAAAACTAGAACCAAAAGAGTCTAAGATAGAAATCAAAATTAGACCTTGGGATCAATACGATAGAGATTTCTGGTCTAAGTATGGAATTAACAAATCTGTATTAACCCTTTATAATGTATACCCCTGTGAAATAGTATTTTACAATACAAAGGTAGTGTATACAAGACGTAAAAATGATTTAGCATATGCTTATAGATTTGGTCCAGGGCAGTATAAGATTTATATGCCTCAACGTAATGCATTTAGATGGCTATCTAATTATAACAGCTGGCAAGGTCTAGAGCAATTACCTGAATATGGTGAGCACATTGTAATTACAAAGTCTATGAAAGATGTTATGGCGCTACGACAACTAGGTGTTGTTGCAGCTGCTCCTGCTTCAGAAGCGGTAATACCGAATGATAGTATCATGACACAGATCTCTAGACGAGTTACAAACATATTTTCTTTTATGGATTTTGACTTAACCGGTGTTAAGATGGCTAATACTCTACTTAAGAGATATAACATACAGCCTCTATTCTTAACTGACGGTAGGTTTGGTACTAAAGATTATGGAGCTAAAGACATATCAGATTACATTGAAATCAACGGAACAACAGAAGCATTAAAAATTATAAACCAGTGTAAGGAAACTTATGCACATATAGAACAAATATGATGAAAGCAATTTTCTGGCTAATTATAGCTTGGGCAGTAGCTGTAATAGGCAAAGCAATAGGTAAAATACTGTTTCCCGAAGACTGGAAATAGTAAATAGTATTAATCTTAAAACAAGAGTATGACAACATCAATAGAGATACCACAGTTCATTAAGAAGGTGATGGTATCTAAATCACGTAGGATTAAATACTACAAAAAAGGAGGTAAAATCCCTAAAAAGTATGCTAGCAACGGATTTGACAAGAAAGGTAGAATGATCGATAGTGAAGGTAACCATGTAGTGGCTAACCCAAGAACTATAGGAACAGCAAAATACCTTACAATCAATGGTCAGCAGCTTTATAATGCTCGTATGAGCCCACACATGAGGAGTAAGATAGTAAATGCTGTAAAAGACAGTTACCTGCCTTACCTCAAAGATGTTAAACCTATCAAAAAACTACCGGTATCTATATCCCTTGACTTTTATGACACAGTCAGACAAGCAAATTGGGATTTAGACAATCAGTGGTTATATGGTAAGTGTTTTCAAGATCTAGTAGTCAAATTAGGTATACTACCTGATGACGATATCAAATATATAACTAAAGCGGGTGCTCCTAGATTCTTTCCTGTAGATACAGAAGAAGAAAGAAAACTAGTTTTTCATATATCAACAGAGACCCGTGATGAAATTCTAAAACATAAATTCTATGATACATTTTACGGGGAAAGTCAGTAACGGTCGTATTGTTCCTGATGATCCTATTATGGTTAACGACGATCTTAATAAACTACACGAAAAAGAAGTAGAAATTACGATTAGAAAGACCAAAACACGCAGTAATCCACAAAACAGGTATTACTGGGGCGTTATAGTTTATCTCATTAAAGAAAGATTCAAAGAGCTAGGCTATACACGTACAGACATTCAACAAGACAATGTAAGTAGTCCTATAACAAGGGACGATGTACATATGTTTCTTAGAGAGAACTTTTTAAGAGACGATTGGATTGTACGGGATACCGGTGTAGTAATCGGTACAGTAGCAAAGTCAACTAGAGAATTATCTACAGATGAATTTGTCACATATTTAGAAAACGTGCGTAACTGGGCAGCAGAAACATTAGAAATAGATATACCGGACCCTGACACGCCAATAGATAAGAAAATAGAAATCAAATTAAATCAATAGTAATGGGAAGAATGAAAGAATATTATCTCAATAATTTAGACTGGGAACACGAGCACATCAATCCACCACCAATAGAAGAGCCTATGTTTTGTAGTGATCAAAGTCCTACAATTACATGTCCTAATTGTTTTCAAGGACAGATAGACATGAACTACACTAAGAAAGAAGGTGTATGTAAGAGTTGTGGGCAGGAGTTTGTTTTGGTAGACAGTCGAACAGTGAGATTTAAATAAAACAATAAAGTATGAAATTAGTAAGTAACGCTGACATTCAGCATGTAGGTACTATATCTGAGTCTATAGACTTTGGTATAGACAGTAGTAATATTGGAATACTATTCAGGGGTTTCTCTGATACTTTATATTCTAATAAGATAGGGTCAATCGTAAGAGAGGTGACCTCAAACTGTTTCGATTCACACAGAGAGGCAGGAATTAAAGATGATGTAGTTATACTATTATCAAAAGCGGACCCGCTTACAGGTAAATCAGGTAAAAT